TATGTATCTAGTTTTCATGGTAGATGATTTTGACTACAACAGTGTCATCTGCGGTAGCATCTAAAATTTGTAACGTATAATTCTTTTTAGCGGGTAAATCCAATAATTCATTTAATGTTCCTGTTTCATCATTTCGTTCATAAACTATTTCACTATGTTCATCTAATATTTTTACATCAAAAATAGTGGTTGTCTGAGAGAGTATGACGATGATTTGTTTGATTATGACACCTAAACTGAACCCAAAATCTACACTCAGTGTACCGCTAGAAATAGTCCCAGTCCCTCTAAATTCTTCAATTAGTTGCATACGTTATATTAGCTCAAAACTGAATGAAATCGCAACTTAACTCCTAATGTCGTCCTCAAGTCCATTACCATACCAATCTATTCCATCTCTATCTGTAGTAACTTTTTCCATATGTTTTCCAATCATAGCTGTCCTCTCGACTCCAGGCATAGGTGAGGTAATCTCTTTTTCAGTAAATTCAGGCATAGATGGTCTTGATGTGACTGATACTGGGATTAGTTGGTCATCGGTTAGTTGGGTTCGGTCTAATTGTTTATAGTTCC